CGCCTTTAATGGTGATTTAATAGGTTTGACAGAAGGTACTCATATTAGTGGTAATTCGCTTACGGTGATTATCAATGGAATTTGTGGCAGTCTCAATTTGAGATGCTGTTTTTATACATTGTATCCCCCAGCTTCTTTTGAGGAGAGAATGGTCTTTAGGGACCATGTGGCTCTCATGACGTATGGTGATGATAATGTAGGTTCAGTTAGTGAATCTGCAACGAAATTCAATATTAAATCTGTTTCTCGTATTTTAGAGAAGTACGGACAAACATACACCATGCCCGATAAGGAAAGTGAATTAACTGAATACATGCAAGGATCTGATTTTGAGTTCCTCAAGCGAAAGAGTGTTTTTCACCCTGAACTAGGTGTTCACATTGGTGCACTCTTGGACAAATCATGTTTCAAGATGTTGCATTGTTTTATACGTGACAAGTCAAGTCCCATCACTGAAGAGCATGCATGTGCTATGAATATAGACACTGCACTTCGTGAATGGTTCAATAGTGGCAAAGACACTTATGAAATGCGAAGGAAACAAATGGCCGAAGTGGCCAGTAGATCAGGAATATCATACTTGTGCACTCAACTTGATGTATCTTATGAAGATGGTATCGATGCATGGAAAGCCAAGTATGGCAGACAACTCCGATAGGAGAACAATTGGGTTTCGGAATTTCCCTAAATAAAACCGCCCCGTTTACTCGATGGGGTTCCAGAGTACAGTTGAATAGAGTCGTGTGTATATGGATACCATATATATTATGTTTTATGTCTTTTGCATTAATATGTATAGGCTTTGCACACGTAGATTGTCGTACAGCGACACCTCTTTTTAGAGGAGATTGATCATCACACAAAACACTTCGTGTAGTAGGAATGAGTGAACCTGCTACAATGTACATAAACCACTTACTAAAAATAATAAGAATAATAATAATAAATTTAACAATAATAAAAGGAAGGAGAAATCTCGTTGGACTTGGTTATGTAATATCAAGAGAAAACAAGATATTCCCACCGCAACTGAAAATATGGATAAGGAGTTCTTAGGAGCTGATTACTGTCAAAGTTGTGGACACTATGGCAGACACTGCTACTGTGTGTATGAACCACATAGTGGAACAGGAGCCGTTGTTACACAAACTGATCTCAGTAATAAAGTTCAGAATGTTGTATTCAATGATCAACATGTTGTCTATGAAGAGACTATTCCTTCATGTTTTGATGAGACTAGATATCATCAAGATATGGATGATGCACTTTTGGAAAATTTCTTTTCAAGACCAATTAAGATTCACGAAGAAGAATGGGGTACTGGTACCTCATTGTACTTTAATGTTGATCCTTGGTATGAGTACTTCACTAATCC